TATGATTAAGTAGCATACTGCAAGTGCTAACATCCAGAAAAACAGTCCTAGACCTAACACCAACAGATTTGCAATCCATTCCGCTATATTAAACATTATCATTTCGACTCCTATTTATTAAATCTTTGCCCACCTGGTCACCATGACCTATTAATTTAATTTGACATAATTTTATTAATGAGTGGGCAAATTCTTTTTGCAACTGCCTGCACAACATCTACTGTAACTGCGTTACCGCATTGCTTATATCTCTGTGTATCGCTCATATCGACTACTTTACCATCTATGACACCTTTACTTGTCCAATTGTCTGGAAAACCTTGCAATCGTTCACATTCTTTTGGTGTGAGTCTTCTAATACTATTATTAAACATCACCCCATGCTGATCTTGCTGGGTTAATGTAAACATATCCTCACCATCTTCTTTAAATCTTCTACCATTCTGTTGTTTGTCTAAACGATTTGGCGTTAATACTGGTTGAATTGTTTCTAAACTCTGTGCATATCCTTTTGTAACTCTACCACGCCTTGTCGTACTTGTAGGTCTTTCTAAATTAATCGCATCACCTACCTCTGCTTCTGCGTAACCTTTCTTCGTGGCTTCTCTAATTTGATACAACCCAGTCTTCGCTCCCATACCGCCACCATCTTTAATAGTTCTTGCAATTCCACTAGGATTATACACTCGTGTAGCTTCGCTGTCTTTACCTATTGTGCCTACCTGTATTAGAGTCTCACCACCAGAATGTACACCTCGTTTTAAGTTCTGCGTAATTGTGGTTGCAAGTTGATTCTTAACCGACCTCTTTCGTCTGCTCTTTGCAAATATTTCATCGCTGTATCCGAAAGGAAATACTTTTGATCCACTTCCGTCTCCAATATATCCGACAATGTATATCCGCTCTCTATTTTGGGGTAACCACCAGCGAGTATTAAGTAACTGGAACTCAATGGTATACCCAAGGTTATCAAGAACTCGGTAGATTGTAGCAAATGTTCGTCCATTGTCGTGAGAAAGTAAGCCTTTAACATTTTCGAGTAAAAAACAGGAGATTGGCTTTCCAACGTCTCGGTAATGTCGGAGAATCCTTGCGATTTCAAAAAAAAGAGTACCTCTGGTGTCATCGAAGCCTTTTCGTTTTCCAGCCACGCTAAATGCTTGGCACGGAAATCCTCCACAAAGGATGTCAATGTAATCTGGTAAATCTCTTCCTGGTTGAATAGTTGTAATGTCACCTAGCTCCTCCGCTTCTTTAAATTTATGTTTATACACTGCGCTTGCGTACTGATCTATTTCGCTAAAGCCTACCCAGTCAAATTTGTAACCTGCCTGCGCAAATCCTTTATGAAATCCACCAATCCCACTAAATAAATCAAGCATACGCACACCTGACATGGCTGTGTCAACCAGGGCCAACCTAGGATTCATCCTTGTGTTCCACACTTTGGTCAGGTGTACATCTTTCACAAACTTTTCTTTTCTTTTTATATGATGGAAAATTATCATAATACTCAATACGCTTTTGCCATTTTGTTTTCGTCACTTCCCAGCATGTCTTGCAACTAGTACAAAAGTAAATATATTTATCTGCAAGCGTTGCATCTAGATTCTTTTTACCTTTCCTCAGTACCTCGTTATCAACAGTGCTAGGCTTTATAAAGTAATCATCCATTGCAATCAGCCTTTACCTGCGATGTTATGTCACGCTCTCTGTCATTCACATACTTTGCTGCGAAGAATACACTGCTATTCTTGCGTTTTTTCATATGTGCTTTCATATCTTCAATAAACTCTTTATAATTACTTCCCCAGATAATATCATCACTCCACTCACCATTCTCATCATCATAATCAATACTGCCTGCATATTTTATTTTTAAGTCACTCATAATCCGCAAAATCCTTCTTCGCACATAAACAATTCTTGTTGATCTACGAACTCTACATCTTTTAATGGTTTACACGATCTATGCACGTAAATTGGTTCTTTCATACCTCGTTGCGACATATCTCGAATTGATTCATCTACTTTTACTGCTTGCTCCCAACTTTCAGGATATACTTCCTTCAACTCTTTCCAATTACGATCCGAATGATACGGACAAAATACGCAACTAGATTTTGGTGGTACTGGAAACATAAACTCCTCAAACATCTGAATACAATCACCGCGACTCAACCTACCTTCTATTAATGGATAATAGTATTCAACGCGCGGTATTTGACTATACTTCATCCGCTGTATTTCATCTAAGGATATACCAAGCCATACCTGCGTCATTGGCATATGCTTTCTAGGCTTTAATCCATGCAGCTCACGGATCTTTTTGATTACTGGATCAATTTTATATTCCTTTGTACACTGCCTGCGTATCATCCCACCATTCTCAGTGAATCCTGGAATAGATGCAAACCTGTGGCCAGTAGAGTTTTTTTGATTTAAAATATCTTTATAAAGATTTTTCTCATCTGTGACATGTATTGGTATGCCGTTATTATATTTTGCCCAATCCTGCAAAAATTCTAGTATCTCGTAGGTCCTTGGTAACTCTGCTCCAGGGTCACTAAATACGGCATGGTCTGCGCGTTCTATTCTACCTAAACTGCTCATCATGTACATCGCTGTGCTTTGTACACCTAACCCAAGTGATATAACTTTCATCATTAGCTGAACTCAGGAAAGTATTCGTATGAATAGAACCACTTCCTGCCTTTTGTTTGATTGTTTTTGCCTGTACTCAATGCTAAACTAATTGCATGAGTATTTTCGTATGGTACATAGGCAATTATATTCTTTGGCTCATAGTATATTGCAACCACATCTACTCTATTGGTATCTTTATACTTTGTAGTATCCACTTCAATTGCTGTACCTCTACGTAACTTCGTCACACACTTAATTTGCACTCTTTTTATTGCAAAGATTTTTGTTTCTACAATCATATCTACCTGCGTAACATCCACTTCTGGTAGATAGATATTATATCCTTGAGAAAGCAAATCTTGGCGTATTGCCAATTCGCCTATACGACCTTTCATCATACTATGCATATTGATCTAACGCCTCCATAGGTCTTAACTGGTCTGCCTGTAACGTAAACTTATCACCATAGCCAAGATCCATAATATTATCCTGCGTTAAAAAATCTATGGATGGTATCCATCCTTCCAGTACAAATGTAGGAGATTCATCACGCACTAATATAAATACGTCACAATCTGTATGTTTCTTTTTCAATTTGGCTTGCAGGTAGCCACTGGTAAACTTTGTGGTCTTTACATCCACTCTCAAGTTATTATATATTAAATCGTAACCGCTATAATGAGGACCTATCACCATGTCGGGATAGGTGTTATATTTCTTACAGACGGCTAATTCACCGCTCACACCTCGTAGATCTATTTCTAAACTACGTGGTCCGCTGGAGATCATTCCATTGACTTGGTTCTGATCCATTTTTGCTTTCGCTAATGCTTTCGCCAGTCTTAATTCCATTTTGTTTAGTATTATTTGCATGTGGATGTTCCTTTTCCATTGCAGCATACAAAACCATATAATTAACTACGTCTAAACATCTTTGGTATGTGGTTTCATCGCTGTGTGTTTTACCTGTTTTTGCATCGTTGCATATCGCATCGACATGTTTTAAGACATATACCATTAGTGCCTGCTTTGCAGTAATTCCAAGCCGTTCCGCAACATGCTTAAAATTATAAAATTTATCTTCATTACTAATGGTGTACTCAATAGACTTGTTATCACTAATCTGTGATGCTTCCGCAAACATGTCCTCTCTGAACTTATTATATTCTTCGTATATCATTCGCTCTCCCAGTCGATAAGTTCTCGTAAACTATCTATGGTAACCTGCAAGCTCGCAATCTCTGCATCCATCGCAACCAATGCACTTTCTAAAGAAATATATTTCTTTTTGTATTTTTCGATTACTTCTTGCTGATACGCACTCCAGCAAAACTCTTGCTCTTCTACTTCTTCTATGTTTGTAAATAAACTCATACTGCCTCTCTTTTTTTTGTTTTGTTATCTATGGTTCTTAACACCTCATCACATACTTCTAACGCTATATCCATACGTTGATCTTCATCGGCTAATGTTTTTCTTAACACTTTCTCTATCGCATCACCTACTGTCTCTACTAAAGCTGCGCGTGGACTGGGTTTCATTGGATGTGGCATTCT